TAGGAGCTCTGTTTGATGCCGGTGATGGGCCAGGTGAATTCAATCATGGAGCAAGTTGGTTTGAAGACCCTAACGATCCAACATATATTAAGATTGCTTACGTGTTCAGAAACGACAATACTGTTCCAATGCGCGTAAACATAGCCAGATGCCTATTGAGTAACGACATAACAACAGCTGGTAATTGGTCAATACAACATAGCAACATTGTTGCATCCCCAATTTCATCCGCTTCGCAGGTGTATCCAAAAATATACTGGACTGGTACAGACTATTTATTGCTGTATGGTAGATTTTTTCCAGAAGCTTTTGATGACGGGTTCTCTTGCTTTGCAACGAGGAGCAGTGATTTAAGTTCTTTTCCTGCTGGCTTAGAATTCTTATGGCCTACCGGTGTCAGTGGTGATCCTGATAGCGGATACACCTCTATTCCAAGATTAGACCAAGCGAACGGGTTAATATTTTACGGAGCAAGACAAGGGGGAGGCAGTACATCATACACAAGTGTCTGTGTTAAGTCGTACACTGAAAATCTATGAAAACAACCTTAGTACCGATTATGAAAGCAAAAGTAATTATATCCTTAGGAATGCTGATGACACTTGTAGTGATTGTCATGTTGTCCGTTCATGCTTGCGCGCAGGTGCCAGCAGATTTTCAACACACATTTGATACCACCAGGTTTGTAGCCACACGCGCTGATGGTAAGCAGGTGACACAGAAAATTTTTCAAGCAAACACCTTCTCTGTGCCGATGCCGCTTGGACGGTTTAAAATTGGTGTGTATACTGATAACGCGAAGAGCATTGAAGCATTTGTCCGTTTCAGCGAGTTCCCGACTGACAGTGTAGATACGACCAGTAATCCATCTTTAGAATTGTCAGTCACATCTTCTCAAATGCTCGTCATCGTGCCAATGAAGTTTACAACAAAAAGGCCTATTATTTCAGATGGTGCAGGCACACAAACTTTCATGTTTCAGCGCGGGTCATATTACTACGCGTACATCAGGCGCACTGCATTGAATCAGACCTTTCGTCTTGACATCAATCAGACCAGCAGCAATCATATAGTCCTTGATCCCCGCCCAGGTGTTGTATGGATATACGATCCTCCATCGCAGACTATTAATGTAACTGTTACACCTGTTTTCAAGTGAGCGACAAAAACATACACGAGCTATATAATCAACGGGTTTTGAGCGAGCACGACAGATCGATACACCGCAAGCTAGACGCGATCCTGGAAAAGCAGGGGGAACAGGGTAACGCTATTCGCGAGCTTAATCGGGTTGTTTTCGGTGACCCTGTTACAAAAGAATGGGGGCTATATGATCGACAAAAAGCAGATGAGGAATTTCAACACATGAAAATAGAAGAGATGTCGTCATTAAGACAATCAGTTGATAAGCTGGAAAAGACAGTTGAGAAGTTTATCCCGGCTTTCGAGAAGTCTACTGAGAAGCTGGCGGAATTGTCATTGTGGAAAGACGGAATACAATCTAGCCCCAAGCGGGCGGCTAAATGGTTGCTGTGGCTGTCTGGATTCGTGGCTGCGGTAGCGACAATCAAAGATTTTGTTGTGGACTGGTTTTCACAATTGCTCAACAGGTAAACTTTTAGTAACTTTCTGTCATGGTCTTTATTACGCTAATCTGGATTAGCGGCATCACGTGTATAGTGGTGTTATTGCTTGGGTTACTCAAAGCATGGTTTACGACAACAGATAAAGGCGAAAAAGTTAAAAATTGGATAAAAAATCACATCTACAATAACGATGAAAAACGAGACTGAAAAAGAAGAATCTCCAAAAGATCACGAAACCACTGTACAGGAAACAACAGATGAAGTAGAGGAAACGGTGAAAGAAACGGAAGAAAGTACACTTGAAAGTCCTCCCGGCGGTCAGCAGCCACCGCCACCTGGAGGCGGAAATTAATATGCTACAACAACAGGTATTTATCTTTATCGGATTTTTAGTTACGTTCTCGTACTTGTTACTGAACGACTCCGGAAAGACTATCGGGTTCCCCTTCAATGACTACCGTCTACCGGTAGTGAATTACGTTTTCTACATTTCAAGTCTGATCATGTACTTTATTTTCGCGCTGACAAAGTACATGGAAAATCCTTCTACCGTCTGGAAGGTTCATTGCATCCTGTTCGGCGTGTTCATTATTGACTTTGTGTGTTCGTATTGCTCGCCGTACTTCTACTACTCATTTCAATTGAAGGAATTCACTAAGACTCAACCACCAGGTTGGTACATACCCTTTAGTTGGTACATAGTGATGGGGCTTACAATGATCGGATTGATAATCAAAACATGGATATGGGGATGACAATAGAATTTGAATATATGTTCATAAACAATACACTTATTTCAGTGACTCAAATCAACAACGGAAAGGTGATTGGAAAGTACAGACTTCAAAAGATATGACCCTCGAATACCTACTACAACGCTACTACGACAACCGAAAGTCAACACTCGGACTGTTCTTCCGCATCGGATCACAAGGACTATTCCACATTGGGCACACACTGGAAGATGAGCACAGAGATGATAAGCTGTCAGGTGAAACCCGCATTCCGGCTGGACGGTATGAACTTAAAATAAGAAAGGTAGACTCACCGCTCACTGAAAAGTACAGAAAAAGATATTCGTACTTTAAGTATCACATCGAACTACAAGATGTTCCAAACTTCAAATACATTTATGTTCATCCGGGTATTAATGAGCACTGGACTGATGGGTGCATTTTGCTTTCAGACGGCCCGCAGACGATCAACGGCGAGCACTCACTTAGCGGTAGCGCAGAAACATGGAAGCGATGGTATCTTGAATGCTACAATCACCTTGATTTTGTACATGTTAAGCATAGGGGAGAAGAACGGGAAGTAAACAGGGCATTCATAACTATACGAGATGAACAATTTCTAATAAAATAAATATGGGACTAATTTCGGATTTAATCAGTGCTACGGTAAAGGTTGCAATTACGCCTGTTGCCGTGGTTAAGGATGTTGTGAACGTTGCAACTGGAAATGAGCCGGATGAAACTAAGAAGCTACTAGAGTCAGCCGGTGATGATATTAAAAGCGCAACCGATCACATGACAGGAGACAAATAAAAAAGCCCTCCGACCGCCTGCCTGAGAGCTTTTTAGACTTGAGCTTTGTTCTAAGCAAATGTAACAAACAATTTACCGATATGGAAGCATTATTTGAGTTTCTACATAAGTACCCATACGTTGCTTACATGCTAGGGGTTAATCTACTAACCGCAGGCGTGAGGTATCCGTTCTTTGGTGGTATCAACCTGGGGCCAAAGTGGCTTACGTTAATAGTAGGTATTGCTATGGGCATAGTAATGTTTTTCATGGATTGGATTAACCTAGAGACTCCGTATGAGTTCTTTATGCTTTTCTCTGCGCTAGGTGCATCAAGTGCTTTTTACGATTACATCATTAAGCTGATCATGGATGTAGCAAAAAGAAAAAATCCTTTCATTGAAGAAAAGAAGCAAGATTAAAATCAATTATTCCTTTTAAGTAGTTTCTTCTGCTCTCTAAGTATCTGATCGAAAACAGACCGGAGCACTTTTATGTCTATCTTATTATCCTGCTTTGATTGCCGTAAGGCTTGCCCGGCGGAGTAGTTACGATCAGGATGTACTATCTTATAGTATCGCTGAAAGACTATGCCGGTGGTGTAGGCTTCGTGGATCATGTTGTTTCTATGACGAACTATATCACCCTTGTTTATCTGTGTGCCCCTGTTCTGCATAAACACCTCCTACGTTGTGCGTAAAAATTTATCAGCCGCTAACATTATAGCTTTACAAGACTCATAAGTTTCGTTATCTCCTTTTTGAAATGGGCGGCTGCCAATCTGAATAAGCCTACCAAAAGATAATCGTATTGCTTGTTCGGCCTCAAACTTGCTCTTAAATGTGATGATTTGATTTGCGTTCATTTTGCTTTAGCGTTTAATTAGGATACTAAGATAGTACATTTTGACTATACAAGTCAAGTCCTTTATAATATTTTTTTACTTTATTTTTAAGAGCCTTAAAATACGTATATTTGACTATGCGAAATTTGGCTATTTTGATAGTCCTTGTTGCGGTGGCATGTAGCCCGGCCAGGATGGCGTCTATACATCTGAATAAGGCGAAGAAGCACATACTTAAGGCCGAGGCGTTAGGGGCAGAATGGGGAAAGGATACGATCTGGAATACAATCGAAATACCCGTTCCTGAGGTTGTTGTCGATACATCGTTTATTCTGCTTGATTCGGACACGGTGGTTATAGAAAAGGAAAGGCTAGTGGTTAGAGTAGTTCGAAAATTAGATACGCTCAGAGTTGAAGGAAAGTGCGTTGCTGACACAATTATCAAAAAGGTGCCTGTACGTGTCAATAACGAGATAGAAGTGATTAAACCTGCGATACCGTGGTGGATATGGTTTATAATCTCAGTTATGGGCCTCGCTGTTATGGCGCTTATATTCAAGCGCTAATCCGTTTACAAACGGGTAATGTTCCTATATCAACTTGTTATGCACAATTGCCAATGCCACGAATTGCCTTGCGCTGGCACGGAGGCCACCCGAGAACCTTCGCACACGTGCAAGGCAACCTCCCCGCTTTGGCAACTGCCGCCCCCATCACACATGCCGGACGCTTCGGCTTGCATAACAAGGGCTATAAAACATAGGGCAACGGAAAGGGCGCTTTTCATAGGTCGTTTCGTGAGACAAAAAAATTCTAATTATTTGCCACCGCGCTTGAGTCGTTCCTTCTTACGTCTTTCTCTCCGTTTCTCTCTACCTGACATTTCATGCCCGTAAAGTTTAGCAACCTCAAAAACCGGTGGCGCTGTTATTTTCATTCTTGGAATATTGGCAAAGTCATCTTCTTTTAATCCTTGCGCCTGTGCTTCTTCAGGTGTTACCAAAACAACATCGTCACCAAATTTCTCTTTCATTGCTTGATGGAGCAAAGCAGTTTTCCCTCCTTCCCCCGCGCCAATAATTAGAATTTTTTTTGGTTCGTTTTTCATAGTTTAGTTTATCTGTTAAGTTGCCCTACGATTTTATAGCCCTCCGATAAGTTCCGCGACAGCTACTTCCATGTGACCGGAATGAAGTTTAGGACACCCGCCCTTCGGCTTTAAATTCAAAGGCTTATTGTTTTCCATAGTTAAGTCAGTGTTCGCAAATTTTAATACTCATACACTTGCTACATTATAAGCAAGTTTAAGAACGACCACTTGTATAAAGTTGTTCTCTTGATTGCCATTTACCACATTTATTACATTTCCACCAACTTCTCTTGAAGTTACCTGTCATATAGATTTCATCACCGTAAACATTTCTTACCCATAGATAATTGTGCTTACAAAAAAACCTGCTTATAACAGCACATACCCAAAAGAGTGGTTTTAGTGTAAATTTTAACTGTTGTGCTTTTAATTTCATTTTATGCTTATTTGAAAGTTATTACTATTTAATCCCCTCCTTCGGGTATCTGCAAAACGTTGGCAGCAATATTTTGCGCTCTGAGGTGTGGCTGCTACCAAACCCCACATCCCGCGCTGCTCAAACCCATCGCTCACGCCACACTCGCCAACCCTTCGCAAAATACAGTCGCCCCCATCACACGTGCGACCGACTGCTCTGCCAACAACATGTTTATTCAATTGCGGCCAATCAATATTCGTCACCTACCAACTTTTTTAGTTTTTCGAGTTTATCAGGTGTCAAGTGATAAATGAAAGACTTCAAAAAATAGATTGGGTCTTCCATGTGGTCTTCATCAAACATCACATGTAAGGCTGTGAATGAGTTTGCGCAATTCATTTCATCAGCAGTTTTGTTCCATACTGAAAGGAGTTGTTTGTTTACTTTTTCGTCTTGCATATAATTTTGAGTTTTTATTGGTTTCAAATTAAGATTCGGTTAGGCCGCAACTGAAATAAACACGTCCTCCATTATGTGCAATATTGCTCCTCTGAACAAGCCACGCCAGCGGAGCTACGCACATCCTCCCCGCATGTGGCTTGCCCCAACCCGCCTGCAATACAGCACATAACACCGTGTATAGGTAATAAAATCGCGTCATAGTGTGTGCCTCGTATTCCACATACCTATAAGTTTGTCCTGTCGGTCTTGCCGAATTACTATTGAGCAGTTGATACATTTTACCTCATAGTGTCCCGGTCTTGCCAACCCGCAGAAGAAAACAGATTCATGTGGTTTCCCACCGCAGAAAGGACACGGTAATAATTTTTGCGTCAACTCTTCGGCAAGTTTTTCAGACGACATTCCTCTCCAATCACAATCATCATTGTTTTTGCAATCTTCGGTTTCAGCCGCCCCGCATGTGATACAATATTCCATAGTTTAATTTTGTGTTCGCGCTTTTACTACCTATACACTAGATACATTAGCCACCATTTAAGGAAGCTATGTGCGGGTGAGTATCTGCTGTATCATAATTCAAAGGCTTTAGTATTTCTGTAATAGCCTTACAAGCCTCATAATCTTCTACTTTTACCATTTCTTTGTATTCAAGCATATAGTCGTATGGTTTTTTACGCTTGCTTTCAATATCGGCTTTACATTTAGCCTTTACTTCTTCGTATCTTTTTTGATTCCACATAATAAAAACGGTGGCTAACAAAGTATATAGCACATAGCCTGTCAGCCATTTTTGAAACTATGTGCGGTTATTAAATTATTTTATCTTTTACTTAGGTCTGTTGGTGGCTACGTGCCATATACAAAACGTTATGCACAATTATGTGGCTTTTGGGTGTTCCCACTTTTCACGTCCACATTTACACTTTGTTGCGCTACTTGTACTATTGTCAGGGTCGAAAGAGCCACATAACAGATTGCTAACATTGTGTATAGGTAATTTTTGCCCTACGTTAATGCTATTTAAGTATATTTCTGCTTTTCTTTCAACTCTTGCTCTTATGTTGTGGTCATAATCATTTTCTTGCATCCACATATAAAAGTCTGTTAATTCTTTAATCTTATCCATAATTAATTTTTATTTAATGGCGGGTGAAATGCAAAATTGATGTGTAGTGCCTTGATTAAACATTTGTGTTAATTAAAAGTGTAGTGCTTTGAAACCGCCACATCGCAAAGCACGGAACCGTTACCTGCAAGTGCTACATTCGTTCTCCGATTTCGCAATGTCTAGTGCTTTTTGTCTCTCTGCTAATTCCTGCTTCGTCATAGCGCTTTTATTTTATTCTTAAGGTCATCTATAATCTCCTGAATCTCAAATGGCATTAACTTTACTGTCTGCTTTCCGAGACGCTCTAGTTCGTCTGTTGTTCCTTCTCCGAACTTTCGGTTTATGAAGATAGCTATTTTTTTCTGATGGTCTTGGTCGTAGTAGTTACATATTCGAAACGCAGGCACAGCATTTCTCTCGTCCCACCGGACTGAGTCGTTGTGTCTAGCTACATAATGTGAGCACTGCATATTTTTCCATTTATCATTCACTCCACAACCGCATTTACAGTCTACCCACCCTGTTGATGTAGCGTATTTCCTTCGTATGTACTCGCTAAATAGTCTGTCTGCCTGGTCTCTGAGGGACTTACGGGTTGTTGATTGTTTCATATCCTTTATGCTTTCGATCTCCTCGCTGATTATTTTCATTCTCCGCTTACGATCAGGGTTCTTTTCCTTACGTGTTGCCCTGTTAAGATTCTTGAGCCACACGTCAACGTCTGCTGTTTTCGGAATAAGCGGCAACAACTTAACCTTTGTAAGAAATGCCGGGGCGGGTAACCATTCGTACTCTGTCATTTCCACCTCATTAACATCTTTTCGTATTCATATCTTAGCTAGACTGTACCTTCCGTTATCAGGATGAATGAACGTGTAATAGTTCTCAAACCAAGCGAGAGAGCTTTCTGTAGCAATATAAGTTCTATTTTCTCCGTGAAATACGCGGTAGTAACTGCCTTCAAACTGTATCCAGACTTTATCACGATCCTTTACATGCTCTATCCAATAATCACCTGACTTTACAAATCCTAGTGAAGCAAGGTGTGACGGAACAAGTCTATCACCATGTACAATCCTGTTCGCTATAACCTTGAAAGCAAACCGGTAAATAAAATTTAATTTTGCTAATAGTTTCATGATTCTAGTTGTTTAAGTCTTTCTTCAATATTCTTCGAGTTCTCCTTTGTCGATCATCCGTTGCGCTATTGCCTCCGCGTGTTCTTGTGAGGTGGCGTATATCTGAACGCCTCGAACCGGGTAGTATGCGTAAGGGTTGTTTAGCTTTTGTCGTTGGATTTCATTCTCGTTTGCTGATGAAAAGCCTTTCTTGTCTTGCTGCAAGAACTCGCTAACACGTTCGCGGAATGCCTCGTAGTTCACTTCATCCTGTTTGATGCCTTCCTTCTTCTTTTCCTCATGCTGACGTTCAACGTGGGTGTATTTTTCATCCAGATACTTTCTCATCCACTCGCACAAGATACCCGCGTCTAACCGGAATATTTGGCCATACACACCAATTGAACCGCGACGGAAACAGAGCACGAAATCTTCTAGTGATTCGGCGGGGAACTCCTGCATTAACACGCCGGCGATTGTTGGTATCTGTTGTGGTTGTAGATTCAGTCGCGCATCAACGTTCACCATGTTTGCCAGCGCGTGAAGTTGACGCGCCAGGAATAACTCAGGCGGTAACTCGCCAGTAACTTTCATGAGCATGCAAATTGGCGGTCTATCCAAAATTGATTTGATCGACACACCTACTGACTTCTCCAAGCCTTCAAAGTCATTGGCCACTAGCTTTTGCACCGTAGTACTGCTTGAGATACTCGCCAGTTGCATCTGACTGCTGTTGTTTGGTAGTTTTTGAATGCTGTTTTCCATTTTTCTCAGGGTATAAGTTTTTCCAGTTACTCGCTATCGCTTGCTGAATCGCTTGTTCAATTTCGTGAAAATTCATGTTCGCCAGTTGTCGGAGCGCGGCTTGTTCTCCGTGCATCGCGTACCTAACCCCGAAGTTGTTCCATCTGGCCTCCTTCCAGGATGACCATAGATTTCGCATGGCCGGAGTATCGATTGGGAATATGATTTCATCACCGTCAACGTCAGGTTTTGTGAAATCAATTTTTTCTGACTCCTTTTTATTTTTTAAATCAAGATCAAGATCAAGATCAAGATCAATATGATGGTTAGGTTTTGGGTTTGTGTTTGGGTTATTGTTTGGCTTTTGTTTGGCTTTTGGTCTTCCTCCTTTTGTGCCGTTTGAGCGTTGTTTAGACCAAAAGGCCCTAACCTCCTCACACTTTTTATTCCGCAGTCGCCCCGGCTCGAACTCTTCAAACTTGTCTTTAAGCTTATCCCAAACTTTGCGCACCTCAGGTTCTATTAGAGATAATTCTTCAATGTCTTTCGGGATGTATCCGGTGTCGTATTGATGAATGAGTAGACCGATGTACACACCCTTTACATCAGCCCTCATTCCCCTGGTTCCCTTCACCCAGTCGCCCATCATCAGTGGCATGTAAGGTTTATTTGCCATTAGATTTTATTTCATCAACAATCTGCTGAAACTTATCGTTAATTTCATTCTGCACTACTTGATTTGCAGTGATCCAAAAGTCAATTATTTTACCAGTTGCACGTGATTCATACACAACTAAAGACTTGTGCTTATTCATATAAAGCATATATCCTTGCATTTGAAAGTAAACTTTTCTAGGAACTCTACCAACCGGCAAATGATCGTCAATGGCTACAGACTTGCAATCGGATGGGCATCCATTGAATAAAAAATCTGGATGTCCTTGAACGAGACCATCGAACGCAGAAACTTCAGCACCATCTGAATAATTATCAGGAAAGGCAAGTTTTATCCTTTTCTTTAAATCCGCCTCAGTTTGATAACCTTTGTAACAACGTAATCTTGTTTCGTGTGTATCCTTAAAACCATTGTACCACTGATCTAAAATTTCATCAATGCTTAATGAGCAATGTGAAATAGAAATGTAATTACGATGTTTTTCAAAGTTTGATTGTTGAGCTGTAATTCGCTCAATCATTTCAGAAATGTAGCTCATAAAAAACAAAAGCCAGCATATTGGGAAACAGGCTGGCAATTGTTAATGTTGTTCTATGGTTAATTTAATACGTTTCCCCTGCATCAAATTAACCGCGTTTAATGAACCTCAATTAACAACCATTTATTCTAATTGTCAACTGATTTCGTGTAAATATATTTACTGCCTTAACTTCTTTTGCTCGTTCGGGCTAGAAGATATAAACCCAGTATTTCCTTGCTGATTAACATGCTTCAAAAAATCAACCTCTACCTTAGCCGAATTGACAAGTATTTGGGAGATGTCAGCGATAGCTTTAGCTTTGTCAATATCCATTTTTCCGGACTTAACGAGCTCAATAGTTTCAAACAGTGTTTCCCTTAAATCTTCTATTTTCTTTGCCATTCAATATGTTTTTTAGTTTGTTAAGTGCCTTTACTGTCTTTCTTAATTCCTCCGGCTGAGCTAATCTGATAGCTATGTTGCGCCTCTGATTTTCTTTCCTTGATATTATCTCAATCATGCCCTCATGACTACGAACAACATCACCAGGCCTTGCCCCAGCTAAGTAACGATGAAGTAAAATAGTTTCTCCATTGACCTTAATGTATTTACGTCCTTTCCATTCCCTAATCTCACCTTCATTCATTCTACCTCGTGTGTTCCACATCTTTTGATGCCTGCCATCACTATTATTTAAAACCCTTAGTCTGTGTTCCTGATCCTTAGAGCGCTTCAATCCAAAGTAATTCCGCCGCTTTTCAATATGCTTTTTTGTCCACGGATAGCCTTTTGGAAATTTCTTGTTCATTATTTCGGCTAGCTTTGTATCACCAACTAGTCCGTAATTCTCAACAAGAAAACGATGCTCCATCTCAGTCCACTTGTGCCATCTCTTCATTCAGGTACATTAGTCATTTTATCAACAACTTCTTTCTCCGGCTCATACACCACCCCTCTTATTTCACCGGTTATGTATGGATTATTACCGTAGTCGTTTGGAGAACTCTTCGGTGGTCGTGCAGAGTCGTTAGCGATCTTTGCGCGGTGCTTGTGTGTTTTTGTCATGTTAGAAACTTTTAAACGAAACGTTATCACGTCCAACTATCATCATTTGACAATAGCTTGGAGCGACTTCAATATGCTTTATCCTCCAATTTGTTTTAAATCGATATGGACGAGTATATTTACAACTGAAAAACTTAAGAAACCTTCTTGCCTCCTTCTTTGAAGGCGCTATGTAATGATAGCCGTTGAATGTAAATGCACACTTCATATCACATAATATAAACTTACCAATCCACCACTAACAACAATCCTTGCAGCTAAGAACATCCAGTCCTTTACTCCGAACTCATCTTTCCAGTGCTGCATAGTACGATCCCAGTATTTTGTGCGACCAATGTAGGCGTATGCTTTGATAGACCTGAACCGAATTATGTTAAGAAGCGGATCAAATAAAGGATAGGGGGTAAGCGCCATCAAAACCCCTCTCAAAATTTCTCCAGCGCTCCCCCATCCATAAACCAAACAAACAACCACAATCAAAATACACCTTACAGTCCAGTGTATGTCTTTTTTCTTCTTCGAGATCAGCCAGGCGTCACCAAGAAGCTCGACTAAAAACGGTATGAATAGTATTATCCCCATTGTTCTGCCATTGCTTTTGCGAAACCAGGCCTTGTCTCCGATCTAAGTTTTGCCCTGTTTGTACCAGGTGAAGCATAATGTACTTTAGCCCTCTCTGCATAAGGCAATTCCATCATTTCTTTGTATACATTTTTAGTTTCGACCAATTCATCAAGCCCAAATAGCCAAAGGCACGTTTGTTTTGTCTCCATGTGTCCGAACCACCATAGATTAACTATCTGAGTATATTCAGCGGTAAGTTCCATTTTTGCGTATCTGTGTGGTATAGGGTTTTCAATTGCAATCTTATGTCCTAGTTTTCCGTATAAAATAAATCCGTTGAAAAATTTAACAGCATCATACAAGTCTTTCCATATATTTTCATCGTTACGCAAATAGATTTTATTAGCTTCATTCCATGAATACCCCGGCCTTTTTACTTTGCTAGCAAGCCATCGCACTCCTGAATTTGCTATCCTTGTGCACGGAGGATGCGCTATAACCAAATCCCATTTTCCATGACCATATAGTGCCTTAAAAGCATCCATTTGCAGATGCCATTCCGGATGTCCACCTGAACACTCTTGAATGTCACAGGAGTAGGCTTCATGGCCTCTTTCGCGGAACGCCTTGCATACTACTTGGCTTTCCTCGCATGCAATCAGAATCCTGAGTTTCTTCTTTGGTTCAATGATTGTTCTTTCCTGGTCGCCCATCTTAAATTTCCTCGTTTATAATCATTGGTTGGATCAATCCTATCGATTGTCAGTCATGCCTGGTTATACTGTTTCAAAAATTCAACTACTTTCATATAAACAAAATCAACTGAGTTACCAATCCTTGTAGCTTCAAGTTGTACATATTCATAAGACCATCCATTTTTTTTAGGTAGTTCAGTCTTTAAAATCTTATGTACTACAGGCATTAACCAGTCCCACGATTCATTGAAACGAGCGTATTTCCAGGTAGATTCTCCATGTCTTAATACACGTATACATTCTGCGTTGCGGCTATGCTTGTAGCCCATGTATTTGCAGATAAGTATGTCTCCTTGATAGTTTTCTGTCATCTCTTCTTCACAAGTTTATATATCAACGTAGACCCTCCGATAAGAACTACGAGTAGTAATACAAACCATTTATAGTCATACCAGAACCCTACAAGCAGATGTTCATTTCCTGTAAGGAACACAATAAGCGCAATGAACGGCAGGAAGCAAAGTGTAACTAGCGCCGTTTTTAAAATGTATCTGTCCATAGTTTCATTTGGTTAAGCCTGTTATAAATGATACGTCTACCTCTATCTTTTACATAAGTGTCTTCTCCTTGTGAGTTTTTATTGTACGTAACGTAGTCGCTTCCGTCTGGATTGAGTTGTTGAAATACTCCAACGCCATCATCATTCATACGAATCAACCTGTACTTGATGCCGTCTAGCTCGTAAATATTGTTGTGGTCGAAGATCATTAATTTACTAAAAAATGTTTTACAGAGCAATGTCAAGCCAGTGGCAAATACAGCATGCAAAAGCAAACAACAAGTGTGCGATAGTGAAGCCGGCGACAAAACAAAGTATCACTGATGTTCTTATACTTCTATCGTATTGCTTCTGCTGAGTGTCGGGATAGGCGGGGATGGGTCTCATTTGAGTAGCTTTAGTAGTTCTAGTTTCTTCTCTATGGCGCGTTCCAGTCTATCAAGTAGCTCCATTTGTGCAACCTCATGACGCTCAAACTCTATTGTTTTAATTTGTCTGTCGTCAGGAAACCGCGGATCATAGGCGATAAACAAACCCTTCTCTCTCTTGGAGAAAACCATGTTTGCTTGTAGCTGCCAAAATATCTTTGGAAAGTTGTCGTGGACATCTTCCATTGAGTTTAATTGAAGATAGCTGACAAACGTAGCCGAGTTGTAAGGGCATTTGATTTCAACAACAATGTCATCGTTAATGTAGCCATCTGGTGTCCCGCCAGAATGGTCTGTAAACGGGACAAATCCGGCGCGCTTAATCTCAATACCTTTCTTAATTTTAAAGACCTCCTTTGCAATAGGCTCCTGCTCCTCACCCCAAACAAGCGGGTAAGCGTTGCTCTCCTGGTGCACAAGTCCGGTTATTTCTTCGCCTACCTTAGTTTCGATGTATGTTATAGCCGTCTCTGACCAATCCTTACTTTTTGTTCGGGGGTTAGTCATTAACTTCCAAATCTCCGAGGCCGTAAACTTGCCAGCCCTAGCATCCCTCCATCCTTGTGAGCGCTGCTCCTGAGCCTCTAAAAGTTCTTTTGTGAAATCATCCATTTGCAAGTTGTTTTTGTGGCCCTATACCAGCTAATATTTCCTTTTGAACATCAGTTAATATAAAGTTTGATTCAGCTAAAACTAAAGCGCTTGTATCACCTTTCTCTATCCGCTCAACAAGTGCCGTAAAACCTTTATCAGATAGCGTCTTGTAATGTGGTTGGTAGACATCTGATTTCTTACGATTGAGGTCACGTCCAAATATCTTACCTAAGGACTGCGCTGCATTCTTAACACATTCAGCCTTTAATTTAGGATAGCCAAGATCAAGAGCGTTGGACTTCTTGTTTCGGGGGTCTAAGGCCCATTCGTTTCGCTCTTGACCTTTGATGTTCTCCGGTGCCTTGTCTACCTGTATGATGATGGCGGCTGCTCCCTCGCGCGTTATCTTTAACTTTGTTATGGGATGTATCACCCACAAGACTAATTCGCCGCATACTTCGTTAGCGATAACCTTTGAGGTGAATTGCTCTGTGCCCCATTGCCCCAAAAAAAGTTCGTCAAGATTCATTTCAACAAAAGATATAGGCAGCGTCTTGGCCTTTCCGTCCGGTGTTCGCTCAAGCTCAGTTACATCAGGGTCACGATTAAGCTTAGCGTGAAAGTCTTGTAACTGTAAAAGCAGTTTATCTCTGTCCAGTTGTTTCTGTACTTCGCTCATAGTATGTTTTTATTTCAATAACAAATCAATTTCTTCTGCAAATACAGATAGTATAATAATAATAGCTATACACACAGCTACTACTGAGTACCAAAAAGGCTGGTCTCTTTTCTCGTTCTCATACAAGCGTCTTTTGTCACGCAGTTGAGAGAGTCGTTGTGATGCCTCGATGGCTTTAAGGTCGGTTAGTCTCATAGCACAAAGTCATTAAGGTACAACATATACAAGCACATGCCGATGACGAATAACACAAACGCCATCGAGCAGGCAAACAGGATATTTGTTAAGCGAAAGTGTTCTTTCATATCTCTGTCGGAGCAATGTTATTCCAAAATACTGTCTTGTGCACTCTATCAGTAACGATCTGCATTACTGAGTCTAGCAGGTCTTTAAGAGAGATAACCGGTGAGCCGTCTACTTTGAAGTGACAAGACTCTACCACAAAGTCTCCAAACTGTTCCTCGTATACGACCTGTATGTCGATCGGGAATTTATCACAGTTGTCGTCTACTAGCACATCGCTGAATTCGAGTGATTCGAAATTTCTTTCGCGGGGCACGTCAAAGCGCGGGTCTCGTCTGTCTGAGTGCATAAGAGATGGTATTCGAAAATTGTTAAGTAAGCTCATTTTTATTTGGTTGTTTGTGTTAAAATTAAGGCACTATCGCAGTACCCGCGCCCGTAGAACTTTACGAGAAACTACAAGGAGTTATAATATTCTTTGACCGTAATCCAATTATTCACAAATTGATCACGCGATATTTCACGATTAGACTTCTTGTCTCGTATTACCCTGACCTTAGCTATCAAAGCATCGTCCGGTAAATCGCTGATCGATTCAATGTATTTTGCCCTGCCGTGCTCAAGAGTTACAAATTCAATTGATGTGTACCTGTTCATAATTGTAAAGTTTTTAGTTTTGAATTCCATGCCGGTTGCCCGGCTGGTGCGATTACTCATTATTGTATGCTTCAATATCTTCTTTAGAAGCCTTGCTCAGTTCAGAAAAATAAAGAATTGTCTCGTTGTGAGATAACATTGACTCAAATTCCTTCCTTGCTTCTTCATCGTTATTTGCGCGCACGCCAAAGAATTCAGTGGTGATTTTTTCATCTCCACCCCATGTTTTTGCTCTTTTTTCGATTTTTGCGATGTACTTGTTCATATCCGTAAAGTTTTGTTGTTGTTTGATGATATAAAGGTAATACCTATTACGATAATAAGCAAGAAAAGGTAATACTTTTTTTAAAATATTTTTTTTGTTTAAAAACTTGTACGGTATTACCGTAATACCCTATATTTACAGCATGATTACAACAGAGGTTATTTCAATTAAAGCCAAAAAGGGACTTAAAGACCATATTGATAAAGTGGCTAAAAAAAAGAACACTAATCGAAATGCTCTTATAGTTGAGACGCTTAAGAAGGTTTTCAGATACAAAGAGGAATAATGGCCCGCAGAACAAAAGACAAGCAAATGAATTCGAATTCTCAGATTATTCTTAATGGCATTGGCACCAATGAATTATTGGAGGCAGTGAGAAATATTGTCCGCTCCGAGGTTCAGGCTCTCCCCCAGCCTGAAAAGATAAAACCATACCTCAACATCGACGAAGTTTGCGAATTGCTCGACCTGGCAAAGCAGACTATTTACACGATGACTCACAAAAAACAGATACCCTTCATTCGAAGGGGTGGTAAACTTTTGTTTTCACGCGAGGAAATTAAGAAATGGGTGGAGGCATCAGCACAGCCAATTATTAAGAATTGACAGAAGGGCATAGGAGGCTTGTCGGAGTAGCGGATCCGATTCCCCGCTAGGAGCACATTCGGCCCCCGTTAAGCAGTAGGGTATACGCCGGGCGCGCCAGATTTTGTGTGCAAGCCTCCTTACTTTATTTTAAGATATTGGGACTTCTATTACAAGTTAAATAATATGCCTGATGGCGCAATAGTAACCCTTGATAAGTAGGAAATATGAACAACATCCCCGACAAGATATACCTACAGGTTGACGCTGACGGCGAGCGTCCGGAGGACTTCAAAGAATGTAAGGAAGTGTCCTGGTGTTCCGACCGGGTTCATAAGACAGACATTGCATTTTACTCGGAGAAACAACGGGATGAGTTTGCGTTAGGGTTCGCTAAGTTCCTCGAAGGCTTTCATTCAACAGCAATGAATAGTTCCGGACATCGTGAGTATTGGAAAGAGCCAGACAACCTACCAAGTCAAATGAAAACAGCGTCACAACTCCTATCTGAGTACAAACAAAACACTTAAAAGAAAAGAGCCCGTAATAGGCACCGGTATACCTGAGGGCGGTACAGAGATAAGAACGGAAAGTACATTATGAGTATATTAAAAGACATAATAGACTTCATAACCAAGATATTTCAATGGTGGGTTGTGATCATGCCATGGGAGCAAGGGATAAGGGTCACTTTAGGGAGAAAAATAACCCTACTGGATAAGGGAATATTTCTAAAAATACCGCTCATTCATGCCGTTTACGTTCAGGAGAAGCGCTTAAGGCTTATAAATCTACCGATTCAGACGGTGTGCACTGGTGATGGTCACGCCATTACAATAAGCTGCGCTGTAGGATATTCGATAGTTGATATAGGCAAACTATACAATACCTTATATCAGCCAGACATGACGATTTCAAACATAGTAGCGAGCAAGGTATCAGATTATATTTTCAAAACAACAGTAGCTGAATGCAAGCCAGATAAAGTCGAGAATGACATAATCAACGCCCTTGATCAGTATCAATACGGCCTAAAGTTTGAATATGTCAGGATAATAAATTTCGCAGTTGTCAAGACGTTCAGACTTATTCAGGATCAGAGTTATATATATGAAGGATTGGATATGCTAAAACAGAAATAATGCTACTAACTGACATACTTAGTCGGGACAAGTCCCGATGGATCACCGAGAAGTACGGCATAACAACCGTAGAAGAAGCGCAACAACTTACTGATGAGCAGCTTTTAAATGTCCGTTATATCGGAAAGATTGCTATCCAGAAGATAAGGAAAGCCACAGACTACACTTTGGAACAAATACCATCAAGGGAAGTTTGTAAGATGTGCTGGAATGAGATTACAGTCGGGTTCAAGGTGCCTAATCACATTTGGAAAGCCTCTGTACCAAGTTTGTTTAAGGATAAGACTTTATGTTTAGGATGCTTCACAAAACAGGCAGATCATAAATTGATTGCCTGGAGCGAAAAGATAGAGTTCTTTCCAGTGAGTTTAAGAGATCATTTGACAAGAAACAGCAATAACATTGAGGCTTATAACATATTGGACGATACTATTGTGACAACCATAAAATGAACTGAAATACACCTATATTTGAAATATGGAACAAGAAGCACAGGAACCAACGCTCAAGGAGCTAACATTAAAGAAAATCGAACACCTAGAAGCAGACATCCAGAAAAAGGAAGCCGAACTAGCCTTGTTGCGTGACAGCTTAAAGAAATGTAAGAAGGCACTAAAGGCACTGGAATGACAGGTAAACAAATACATAAGACCCTTATCGCTCAGTTCATAGAAAAGAGGGAACAGCAGATACTCGACCGGTTAGCCCAAATTGGCATCACATTCAAAAACCACAAAGAAAAGGTTCTTTTTGCAAAAAACCGGCTAACACTGATTAAGTCAGACAATAAACGAGCGCTTTTCCTTGATTACCACAGTGATAACAGACGGATGATTTGTTGGTGGCTTGAAGGTGCTGATTATGAGGTAAAATTTGAAAATAATAAGTATACCGCTACGATCAAGTCAAATTAAATAAAGTGGCACTTAAAGCACTGGAAAGTTGACTAAAAACGAAACATTTCGTAATTTGCGGTCATGATCAACGTAAACTATACGAAAGACAGTCATGGCCCTGCGAGGGGCTAGGAAGCCCAAGTTAACAGCTTGGGTTTTCCGTTTTTAAATGTTTAAACAAACATGTTCCACGTGGCAGCACCCGAAGGAAATCAATTCTGGAAACTAAGATCAAAACACGGACGGGATAAGCTATTTCAAACGCCTGAGCTTATGTGGGAGGCTGCTTGTGAATACTTCGAGTGGTGCGACAACAACCCATGGTATAAAAACGAAGCTATTAAATCAGGCGACCTAGTGGGAACAACAGTCAAAGTTCCAACAGCAAGGCCATACACAATAACAGGTTTTTTGGTTTATATAGGCGCTTCTGAGCAGTATTGGAGGACTTTCAAGGCTAACGACCATAAAGATTTCTTAGCGGTCATGGAAGAAATTGAGCGAGTAATCTATACACAGAAGTTTGAAGGGGCCGCGGTAGGTGCTTTTAACGCGAATATAATAGCTAGAGACCTTGGATTATCAGATAAAAACTCAATGGATTTAAGTGGCACTGTAACCGTTAATTTCAAGGATGCTGAATGAACGTTACGATCATCCGTCCAAAATTAGCCTCTTATCAAAAACAGATACTAGAAGCCAGCGAAAGGTACACAGTAACACAGGCCGCGACAAAAATTGGAAAGACATTCTCTCACCTGTGGTGGATATTCGAAATAGCCAACAGCCCTCCAAAGAAGGGCGCGAACTACTGGTGGATTGCGCCGGTGTACTCTCAGGCCAAAATAGCCTTCAACCGTTTAAAACGCGTAATTGAAAGATACCATGTGTACAGATCAAACGAATCAGAACTCTACATCGAAACACCAAAAGGATCAAGAATCTGGTTCAAGTCAGCGGAAAAGCCGGACAACCTCTACGGGGAAGATGTGTTCGCAGCAGTATTTGATGAGTTCACAAGAGCTAGAGAAACTAGCTGGCACGCTCTACGAACTACTCTCACAAGCACTAGAGGCAAGTGTAAGTTCATTGGGAACGCAAAAGGGAGAAAAAATTGGGGTTACAAATTGGCCCTCAAGGCTCGCAGTGGGGATTCGGATTACAGATTCTTCCGAATAACCGCCTACGATGCTGTTGCAGAGGGAATTTTAAGTGAGGATGAAATCATTCAAGCAAAGAAGGACTTGCCAGACTCAGCATTCAGGGAGCTGTACCTCGCCGAAGACCTTGAAGATCAGGCAAACCCATTCGGGGTAGAGTTCATCAAAAGGCAGATAAGGCCACAATCAAACGAAGAACCGGAATGTTTCGGAATAGACCTTGCAAAGTCAGTAGATTGGACGGTGATAGTAGGACTAGACTCATTTGGGCAGATATGCCAGTTTCACCGATTCCAAGCAGACTGGAACCAGACGAGGAGAAGGATAATAGACATTATAGGATACACCCCTACGGCGATAGATTCAACTGGTGTTGGTGATCCGATTGTAGAGGATATTCAGAGATCGTGTCCGCAGGTAGAGGGCTTTCACTTCTCATCGAACTCAAAACAACAGATCATGGAAGGACTGGCCAGCGCAATACAAAATGGGAATATCACTATCTTAGATGGAATTATGAGGGAAGAGATGGAGGCTTTTGAGTTTGAGTATACTAGGACAGGTGTTAGGTATACAGCTCCAGAAGGAGTCCATGACGACACTGTTTGTGCGCTGGCGCTCGCAAATCACAAGAGAGTAATAATACCAGGACAGACATACATAAGCTCACACCGATGAAATTTTCATTCAAACTAGGTAAGGAAACAATTACCCGCGAACTTCCTACAAGGTGGGAAGAGGTAACATTCAAGATGTTTTGCGATGTCGCAGAGGCAAAAGACGATATAGACATCCTTGCGATAGTAACAGGATTAGACAGAGAGTCGCTCAGGAAAGTCAAAATTCTAAATCTTGACACAATCATGGCTGCCATGTCTTTTCTAAAGAGCCCGTGCCCTCAGTCGCTACCGAAAACGATATTAGGGTACAAGGTATCCAAAGACCTTTCATACGAGACAACAGGACAGTATGAGGACTTGCGTAATGACCTGAACGCTAATAAGGATGCCTCCGGAATTGATCAGATAAAGCGCTATCCTTTGTATTGTGCAATCTACTGCTGCCCTCAAGAGTACGGCGAATACGATTGGGAGAAAGCGGAATGGATGAGTAAATGGTTCTGGAACGCGCCGGCCGGGGAGGTGCTGGCCGTAGGAAATTTTACTTTAGCGAAGTTGACCGCATTGAAACTAGGGATAAAAGTAGATTTCCACCCACGAATCTCACTGCGGAAGAGATTAACGCTGGCTTTCAGAATATTGCTAATGCGTTTGGGTTTTACGGCACGCTCCTATACATGGAAAGCGAAACAGGGCACAGGAGAGAAGAATTACTCAAATGGTCAGTGAACGAATTCAGGTATAATTTAATATATTTATCGCACTGTCAGAAAGCGAACAAGGAGTACTATCGTATCATGAACGATAAAATGAAGAAGAAAAAATGACCCGCTCAGAACTACGAACGTTTATAGAAAATGGGGTTGAGACAATTAGCCCTTCGTGCTACTTCCAGACAGGCAGGATAACAGAATTGAACTCAACAAAGGACATTACCTTCCCGTTTATCTGGCTTATATCTCCTGAAACTTCTTTAGACATTGTGAACAATATCGCCCCGTTCGATAACTGGTCAATTGAACTACACATAGGAAAGAAGGACGCGCAAGACTCACTGTACAATGACTACGAGCGCATTGTAGATGAATGCGACCTTATAGCCAGGAAGCTCATGAAGAAGTATAACGACATCATAGACGGGTACGCAACAGCGACGATCTCAGGGACAGGAATAACGCCGTTCATTAAGAGACACGCCCACTGCTCGACAGGGGTGGTGCTTTCATTTACTCTCAACGCACCGGACACTACTTCATTTTGTGATTGAGCAAATACTAAATACCTACGGAAAGTTTGGCGTTGAGTCGATCAAGGCAGACGTATCCAGGTATTCAGCCACGGGACAGACAGCTCAGTCGGTTAAGTATGTAGTTCTAAAACAGGCCGAAACATATACACTCAGGTTCTTAGGTCGTAAATTCTTCTCCGCACTTGAAACCGGTAGAGGGCCACGCAAAGGAACTACCTACCAGGAGTTTGATCTAAACATTCTCGAGTACATGAAGATACGGGGGATAGGTTCAGACCTTCCTGAGAAGAAGCGGGCTCAGCTTGCCAGATTTATCGCATACAAGATCAACAAAGAAGGTGACAGCGTGTTCAAAAGCGGTGGCCGTCAAGTATATTCCGATAATCTTCTTAAATTAGTATCGGAATTAAAGGAGGCCCTCGTTAGAGACGCTAAGAACACAGTAATAAAAACTATCAAGCGTGGTTTCGGTGAATAAAAGCCCTCGTGGATACCTAGTAAAAGACCTTGTTGCGGGCCAGAATTACCCCATCTCTCAGTCATTCGGAAACTTCGGGCCGTTTGCTGGATTTGCCGGTGGACACATATCGGAATACGGAGACATTTATTTCTCTGCCCATAGTTCCTCAAGTGTCCTCAAGCTGAATAGAAACAGCAGAACAACGTCTCTCATAGGTTTTCTTGGCAACAGCGCACAAAAGCATGCAAAGTTCAACCGGTCGCCGCAGGGAAATTTATATGCCCCGCCATTTAATGCAGTATCTAATGCAAACATTTTAAAGGTTGATCCGCTGACCGACACAGTAACCGCTTTTGATAATACAAGCTCTGGCATAAGAAGGTACTATGGGTTCGTGTTAGCTAATAACGGAATGATGTATGGGATACCTTATCAGGCCACAACCATCTTAAAATTAGACCCATCCACAGACACTGTTTCGACAGTGGGATCATTTACTAATCCTTCTCTTGGTGGTGGTGCCCTTGCTCCAAATGGAATGATTTATTGCGTACCAAGATTTGGAACATATATTTTAAAGATAGACCCATCGACAGACACATTGAGTACGATTGGATCATTCCCGAGTTCTGAAAAATGGGAGGGCGCAGTTTGTGGAATGAATGGTCGCATATACGGATTTCCTTCGAACTCATCCTCATATATTGAGATTAATCCTGATGATGATACGTATAGAGAAATACCGTCTATTGAGAGCGACTGTTTTTCAGGATCACTTGCTCCTAACGGGAAGTTTTATTCACCGACCGAGAACTCATCTAATGTAATTGAATTTGACTCACGCCTATTAACAACTAGGCAAATACAAATGACCGGGCCAAATCAAGTGAATAATTGGTGGGG